TTGGATAATATGTATTTAACCAATAACGCAAGATATGCTGTACTTGCAGGACAAGTAGAACTAGATGATTTACTTACATCACGTCCAGGTGGAATTGTAAGAATGAGAAGTCCTAATGCTGTAACAGCGCTACCTACTCCACAGATTCAACCATATGCATTTCAAATGGTTCAATACCTTGATAACATCAGAGAAGAAAGGAGTGGTGTATCTAAGATGTCTCAAGGACTTAATCCTGATGTATTAACTTCTCACGTAACATCAGGTGCGATTTCAGCAGCAACAGAGTCTGCAATGCAACGTGTAGAGTTAATAGCTCGTATATTTGCAGAGACAGGTATTAAAGATTTGTTTACAAACATCTATGCTTTAGTACAGAAGTATGAAGATAGGAAGAAAATCTTTTATCTTAATAATAAATTCATACCTATTGATGTATCAAGATGGAAAGATAAATTAAATTGTGTAGTAAATGTAGGTGTTGGTAGTGGTAATCAACAAAGTAAAATGACAACAATGTCATCAATCATGCAGATACTAGGAACATTAGTACAACAAGGTGGTATGGGTACATTGGTTACACCTAAGAATTTATACAATGCTATTAGTGAATATATTGCACAATCAGGATATAAAAACACAGACCAGTTTATATCTAATCCTGAAATGATGCCACCTAAACAACCACCACAACCTACAGTAGATGAACAGGTTAATATGCAAAAAGGACAGATTGAGTTACAGAAACTACAACTACAAGCTGCTGAATTAGAATTAGATACTAAGTTGAAACAACAAGAACTTGAATTGAAGAAACGTGAAGCTCAAGTTAACTTTATGATTAAGCAACAAGACTTGCAACTTAAACAACAAAAATTAGAACAAGGTGAAATGGAAATTGCTCTTGAAGCTACACAACAAAGACCTGTAAAGATAGGAGATGACTAATGTCTTTTCCAAAATATTCAGGTCATGGCAAATCAGATAGAGCAAGATTAATTTCAAATAAAATAAAAAAACTCAAGGATGAGGGATACAAACAAGACCAAGCAGTAGCTATAGCTTTAGATATGTATCGTAAAAAGAAAAGGTTGCCACTAGCATGAAAGATAATAATATAAACACGGAAATAGAATTACTTAAACAAGATGTACATATCATCAAGACTAATCATCTCGCACATATAGAAGCAGATATGCGTGATGTAAAAGTTGAAGTTAAAGAAATTAAAACAGAAATGTTTAAATTTAAATACATAGCTTATGGAGCTATAGTTGTTTTTGTTTTAATGAGCGATAAATTTAATGACATATTGAGGTTACTATAATGAAATGTCCTAAAACTGGTAAACAATGTAAGACTTGCAAAGGTAAATGCAAGAAGATGAAAGGAACTAAAAAGAAATATTAATGGTTAAATTATGAGCTTAGTAAAAAATATAAATAAATGTAAGAAAAAAGGTACATGTAATTCAAAAAAAAATTCTACTGTATCTAAAAAAGCATATACAGCTATGAAAAATAAATGGCAAAACAAAAACAAGAAGACGGGATAAAAAGGTCAAAGTATTATTTAAATAGATATGACCATTATACAAATATAGGTTATACTAATGGAGAGTCTTGTAAGTTAGCACATAGAGACTTAGCAAAAGAATTTAAACAAAAGAACCCAACTGAAGATAAATTAAAACAGATTTGAAAAAAGAAGAACTACAAACTTTCATGTTAAAAAACAGAATTTCCGTTGAGGAGTTTCATCGTAAGATAGGATATAGTCCTGACATTATACGTAAATTTCTTAAGGGAACAAAAAAAATTCCTGACCATTTTACTCAGGAAATTTTAGAAAAAACACTCCAACAGTAATTAACTAGACCCACACAAACAGATAGACTCAAAATGGTTTGAGGACCTAGACCTGTGCGTATGGATAGCATTACAGGAAAATATAAATGGAAGACAAAAAGGAAGCTGCTATTAAGGCAGGACAAGACGCAAAGTTATTACTTGAGAATCCTCAAATGGTAGCTGCATTTAACAGTGTACTTAATAACGGATATCAACAATGGATATCTACAGATATTAAAGATACTGAAGCAAGAGAGTCTCTTTATCATAAACAAAGAGCAATCCTTGAAATAAAAAATACTTTAGTACAAACCATAGAAAATGGTCAAATATTAGAGGAAGAAAGAAATAAAGAGAAATGATAAAACTAAAGGAAAACATTCCTGATGAAAATATCAGACGGCTTTATTCTGCAATATTATTACAAGGAATAGAAGATTGTTTAATTCAGAAACAAGACTTTTTTATTTATCGTACAGGTAGAAAAAACTACGGATACGTTGATAACCAATATAAGCAAATAACTCATAATCAAGCAAGAGAAAAAAGAAACTTACTTAGATATAGAGACGATGCAAGAAGTTGGTTTAACAAAGATAATAAAGATTTTGTATTTGTTTGTAATGCAGCAGGATATGACCCTGAAACAGTTATATCAAAACTAAATAAACATGTATTAAAATTAATTGAGGAACTTAAAAATGTCAGATGATAACATAATAAAACAAAGTACACATAAAGGAATTCCAGTGACTGACGTAAGGTCAGCACAAGAAGCACTTCTAGGATTAATGGAAACTCCAAAAGAGCAGGTCCAAGAATCTGAAGAAGTAACAGAAACTCAGGAAGATGTTTCTGAACAGGCAATGGAAGTTGCCGAATCAGTTGACACAGAAGTAGAAGATTCAAATGAATTAACTGCTGAAGATATATCTGATGATACTCAACAAGAGGAAGTCGAGGAACGAACTTTCACCGTTAAAGTAAACGGCAAGGAAGTAGAAGTGACCCAAGACGAACTATTAGATGGGTATAGCAGAACTTCTGATTACATACAAAAAACTCAAGTATTGTCTGAGCAACGCAAAAAAGTAGAAGATGAGCTTACTGCGACTCAACAAGAAAGACAGCGATACACACAGGCACTTGAGCAGTTAGAAGAATCTACAGACTATGAGATAGCTCAACTTAAGTCACAAGATTTGGAAAAACTCAAGGAAGAAGACCCACTAGCTTACATGCAACGTAAAGATGCACTGCGTGATTTGGAAGAAAATAAAATAAAAATTGCAAATCAAAAAGCGAAAGCACAAGAAGCAGAGCAAAAAGAAATGCAAGGTAAGTTAATGCAACAAAGAGAAGAACAGTTAAAGATATTAACTGAAAAATTACCTGAATGGAATGACCCTGAAAAGGGAACTAAACTAAAGTCAGACATAAAAAATTATGCTATGGCTAAAGGTTTTTCTGAACAGGAAATAAGTATGTTAATAGATGCAAGAAGCATACAAGTTCTTCACGATGCAATGAAGTATGAGAATCTTTTAAATGCAAAGATTGCAAATAAAAAGAAAAAGGTAGTACCTAAAGTACAAAGACCTGGAACATCTACTTCTAAAGGTGAGGTTAAATCTGAGCGTGTTAAGCAATTAAAATCCAAAGCTAGAAAATCAGGCAAAGTCAATGATGCTGCAAAGTATATTGAATCTATGCTTGGCTAGTTTTTTAATTAACTTATAACACAAAGGTGAAATAATGGCACAATTATCAAACACATTTGAAACGTTTGATGCCGTTGGAAATCGTGAAGACTTACAAAATGTAATCTATGACATTTCTCCAACAGATACACCATTCATGTCTAGTATTGGTACTGGCGCTGCTACTGCAGTTAAACATGAATGGCAAACAGATAGCTTGGCTTCTGCTGCATCAAATGCTCAAATAGAGGGAGATGACTCTCCAAGTGCTGCATTATCTGCTACTACTCGTGTTCACAACTATACACAGATTTCTTACAAACCTGTTATGGTTTCAGGAACTCAAGAAGCAGTAGACCATGCAGGTCGTAACTCTGAACTTGCTTATCAAATAGCTAAAGCAGGTAAAGAACTTAAACGTGATATGGAACTAGACCTAACAGGTAAAACTGCTGATTCAGCAGGTTCTGGAAATGGAGCTTCTGCTCGTAAATCTAGAGGTTTTGAGTCATGGACAGAAACCAACAACAGCTATGCATCTGATGGTGGAAACTCATCAGGTACTGTAACAGATGGTACACAAAGGGTACTTACAGAAGCTATCTTAAAAGGTGAGTTAAAATCTTGCTTTGATAATGGTGGTGACCCTGACCTACTAATCGTTGGTTCATTCAACAAACAAAAAGTATCAGGATTTACTGGTAACTCAACTCGTATGGACATGGCAGAAGATAGAAGCTTAGTAGCTACTATTGATGTTTATGTTTCTGACTTCGGTGAAGTTAGAGTTGTTGCTGATAGATTCCTACGTTCTTCAGGTAGAAGTGCGTTAGTAGTTGATACAGAAATGTTTGCGACTGGTTTCTTGAGACCTTTCCAAACACAAGAACTAGCAAAAACTGGTGATGCTGAAAAACGTTTACTACTCGCTGAGTGGACACTCGTTGCTAAAAACGAAGCATCTTCAGCTACTATTGCTGACTTGACAACTTCATAAAAAATATACAACAACCCGTTGTAAGGGGTAGGTTTTACTTCATTTTCCTACCCCACCCAAGATACTGATTAATAATGACCTTGAAGAATGTATCACTTCGGAACGAGGGTTATTAATACAAGGAGACTTTAATGAGAACATTAAACGATTATTTTGTAACAGCAGAGATAGAAGACGTATCTACTGCATCTAGTACATTCGTACCAGTGCCTGACGGTGGACGAGTAATTAAAATTATATCTGCACTACAAGGTGCTATTAGTGGTGGTGATGCTGCAGTTTCTTTTGAAATTGGTGGTACTGCTATTACTGGTGGTGGCATTACAGTTGCTAACTCAGGTTCAGCAGCAGGTGATGTAGATTCAGCAGAACCAACAGCAGCTAATAGAGTTGAAGAAAATGGAACTATCGAAATGATTACAGATGGTGGTTCTACAGGAACAGCTAAACTATTAGTAACATTTGTAATTAGGAGATAAGAATGAGTAGTCCTAACTATGGTTTAAGAGTAACCAATACTCTTGTTAGAAGTGTTGGTGGTACATCTGCTCAATCAGCAGCTACTGACGCAAACACAGAGTATGTAAGAATAGTATCTGATACTGATGGTGTTCATATTGCTTTTGGTGCTAATCCAACAGCAACTACAAGCACAACCATATTAGGTGCATACGACCCTGAAATCTTTAAGATAGATGGTGGTATGAAAATCGCTGCAATTATTGCAAGTGGTTCAGGTAACATTTACATAGATGAGTTAAGCGAATGAGAAGAAAGATAGGCAATGGTCAAACATTTCATTACCATGAACCTACTGGTGAGTTTGCTATAGAACACATCGAAAATATACAACCCCTTTTAGACCAAAATAAAAAACTACAAAATGAAGACCATAGTATACGAGACGAGTTTAGACTCTCTGCTCGTATACCTATGACTGTAGTTTATGAATGGAAAAGACTATTTGGGGTTGATGTATATAAAAAAGACCATGCACAAGCAGTAAAAAAATTATTAAACAGTCCTGATTACAGGTATCTAAAGACAACTAATAGGCGCATATAATGGCAATAACTAATTACTCAGAACTCAAATCAGCAATAGCTGACTGGTTAGATAGAACAGATTTAACTGACCAAATACCTGACTTTATTACACTAGCAGAAGCTAGACATAAAAGAGATTTTAAAATCAGAAGAATGGAAACAAGAGTTACAGCAGATACTATAGCTGATACTGAGTATTACACATTACCTGCACAGTATGTTGCTATGCGTAATATACAACTAAATACTAATCCTAAAACATCTTTAGAATATTTAACACCTGAACAAATGGACAGGATATATGCAGGAAGTAACAAAGGTAAACCTAAAGCATATACAATTATAGGTAATGATATACAACTAAGACCACTACCTGATAGCACATATGAAATAGAAATGTTGTATTACAAATACTTTACCCCATTATCGGATTCAGCACCTACCAATGATATGCTTACATATCATCCTGATGCTTATTTATATGCTTCATTAGTAGAAGCAGAACCTTATTTACAAAACGATAAACGAATTCAAACATGGGCTAGTTTCTATGATAGAGCCAAAAAAGATATAATAGATTCTAATGAAAGAGATAGACACTCAGGTGTAGCACCAACTACACGTATTGATTATGGATTGTATTAATGACTACATGGACAGAGCAATCCACAACTAGTACAGCTTGGGAAATAGAGGGAACATTTTTTTTTAAAACAGAAGATGATTTATTGTTTTTTAAAACAGAAGATAATATTCTTTTTGAGCAAGAAAACATACCAGTATTAACAGTTGATGATTGGACAGTACAATCGACAACAGCAACCACATGGACATAAATGGCAAATAAGAAATTTTCAGAATTAACAGAAGTTACCACCCCTAATAGTGAGTCTATATTTGCTACAGCTTATGATGGGGATAACTTTAAAGTTACATTAACAAACATTGCTGCAAACATGCCGTCTATTACTACAACTGGCACAGTTACAGCTACAACATTTATTGGTAACGTCACAGGCAATGTTACAGGTTCAGTTACAGGTAACGCAGATACAGCTACAGCTTTAGCTACAGGTCGTACTATAGGTATGACAGGTGATGTTACTTGGACTTCATCGTCATTCGATGGCACGGGGGATGTAACAGGTACAGCTTCTATAGGTACTGGTGTTATTGTTGATGCTGATGTCAATGCAAGTGCTGCAATAGATGCAAGTAAAATACATGATGGAACAGTTTCTAATACAGAATTTGGATATTTAAATGGTGTTTCTTCTGCAATACAAACGCAGATGGACACAAAGATTACAGCTAGTTCTACAGATACTCTAACCAATAAAACAATTAATACAGCTAGTAATACGATTACTATAGTAGAAGCAGACATATCAGACCTTGGCTCATACATTACAGCATCTTCTACAGACACACTAACAAACAAGACATTTGATGCTAATGGAACAGGCAATAGTCTTTCTAATGTTGAGGTAGCAGATTTAGCATCAGGTGTTCTTGATACTGATATATCAACTGTTTCTGCATCTGATGATACACTAGCATCAGCAAAAGCAATTAAAACTTATGTCGATGCACAAGTTACAGCACAAGACTTAGACTTCCAGGCAGATACAGGTGGTGCATTATCTATTGACCTAGATTCTGAAACACTAACCTTTACTGGTGGTACAGGTATAGATACAAGTGGTAGTGGTAATGCAGTTACTTTTGCGATTGATTCAACTGTTGCAACTTTATCAGGCACACAAACACTAACGAATAAAACAATCAATAGTGCATCGAATACTATAACGATTACAGAATCAAACATATCTGATTTAGGAGCTTACATAACTGCAAGTTCAACTGACACTCTAACTAATAAGTCAGGAAGTAACAGTCAATGGACTAACGATGCAGGATATATTACAGCTTCATCAACAGATACACTTACCAATAAATCAGGTAATATCAGTCAATGGACAAATGATTCATCATACTTAACTGGCAACCAAACCATAACATTAAGTGGTGATGCTAGTGGTAGTGGTACAACAGCTATTACAGTTACAGTTGCAGATGATTCACACAACCATATCATATCTAATGTCGATGGATTACAAACAGCATTAGATGGCAAAGTAGTAGAAACAGCTTCTACAGGTAGTGCTGAGATTCCTGCAGGTACAACAGGCGAAAGAGATGGTACACCTAGTGCAGGTTATTTAAGATTTAATACAACTGATTCATCATTTGAGGGCTACGATGGTAGTGCTTGGGGAAGTATTGGTGGAGGAGCATCAGCAGGTGGTGCTATCTATGAAAACACAGATGATATAACATCTGACTATACAATAACATCAGGCAGTAATGGATTTTCAGTTGGACCAATGACAATAGCAAGTGGTGTAACAGTAACAGTTCCTAGTGGACAAAGGTGGGTAATACTATGACATGTAAGCTAAACGCAGACACATCAGACGGATTAAAGATAGTATCAGATACAAGTGGTGAAATAGACTTACAAATTGATGCTTCAACTAAAGTACACATGGCAAGTGATGGTAAATTAGGTATAGGAACTACAAGTCCTAGCAGCAAACTTACTGTTCAAGATTTTGGTAATGACGCTGCTCTTTATGTCGGTGGTGGTCTTAAAATGGACGATGGACCAGGAAATCCATGGTATTTAGGTAAAGGAATTTTAGGGTCTACAGGTTCAGAGTTTTTAATTGGTAATGGAAGTAATGAACTTTTAAGAATAGACCAAAGTGGTAATGTAGGTATAGGAACTACCTCACCAACAGGTAGATTTACTGTTAAGCAAACAGGATTTGGAGCAACCAATACATTATTTGACAGCTCACATGGTACAACCCCACAAGGAATAGTTATAGATTTTAGTTCAGCTTCACCTGATAACAATTCACAAGCATTTTTAACATGCAGAGATTCTACTACTAATAGATTAGTAATACACTCAGATGGTGATATAGATAACCATGATAATAGTTATAGTGGTTTTTCAGATGTAAGATTAAAAGAACAAATTACTGATTCAGGTAGCCAATGGGAAGATATAAAAAATTTAAGAGTAAGAAAATTTAAGTTTAAACAAGATGTATCTGAAAAAGGTGATAGTGATGATTTATTAAGACTAGGTGTTATTGCACAAGAATTAGAATCATCAGGCATGAGTGGTCTCGTAAGCACAAAACCTGAAATTTTATGGACAGATGAAGATGAGTTACCTGTAGATGAAGATGGAAATCCAACTGTATCTGTGGGTGATGTTAAATCAGAAGAAATTAAATCAGTTAAATATTCTATTTTATATATGAAATCAGTTAAAGCATTACAAGAAGCTATGGACAGGATTGAAACACTTGAAGCAAAAGTAACAGCATTGGAGAATAATTAATGGCTCTCACTTTACATGGTACAGTATCAGATAACACAGTAGCTTTAGATAGAAAGACTGCTACTCCATTGATTATAAATGGCGATATGGCTATAGCTCAAAGAGGTACTTCTGTTACAGGTGTTACAGGTTCAGGGTCTCCTGTTGTAATTGATAGATTTAGAAATGTTATATCTAGTTTAGGAACTTGGACTGTAAGTCAGTCTACTGATGTTCCAACAGGTCAGGGCTTTACAAATTCATTTAAAATGGATTGTACAACAGCAGAAACTTCACCATCAGCATCATCTTATAATACCCTTTCACATAGATTTGAAGGTCAAAATTTACAAATGCTAAAAAAAGGCACGTCTAGTGCTGAAAGTGTAACTGTATCCTTTTGGGTTAAGGCAACAAAAACAGGAACAAATATTGTTGAGTTATATGACCAAGATAATGCTAGACAAATATCACAAGCATACACAATAGATAGTGCAAACACATGGGAAAAGAAAGTATTGTCTTTTGCAGGTGATACTACAGGTGCATTAGATAATGACAATGCTTTTAGTATGCAAATACAATTTTGGTTAGGTGCAGGTAGTGATAGAACATCTGGCACTTTGAACACAAGTTGGGCATCAATAACAAATGCAAACAGGGTAGTAGGTCAAGTTAATCATGCAGACAGCACATCTAATGATTGGTACATAACAGGTGTTCAACTAGAAGTAGGAACATTTGACAGCAACAGCATACCACCATTTCAGTTTGAAGATAGAGCAACAAGTCTAGCTAGATGTCAAAGGTATTTTCAGATACAGGTTTCAGGTTCTACAGGTTCAGGTTATGCTAATGGTTCTTTTAGAACAAACAATAATGCACAAATAACACATCATTTTAGAACTGAAATGAGAGCAAACCCAACTTGTACACAAATAGCAGGTAGCAATATGATTGCACATGATACTGCTGATGGAAACAACATTACAATAACTAGCATTGACAGTTTATTATATAATTCAAATGGTGGGGCAATTATTGCATATAACTTATCAGGCACATCTGCAGCTGCAGGTGATGGTTGTTGGATATATAATACAGGTTCTACACCAGGTATTACATTTGATTCGGAGTTATAATGGAAGTTACATCAGCACAATATACATTAAATATTTTAGGACAAAATGGTGGCATAAAAGCAACAATAAATGGTGTTGTATGTCATGTACCAATAGACACAGCAAACACACACTACCAAGCAATTCAAGAATGGGTTGCCGAGGGTAATACAATACAGGAAGCAGATTAATGGCTAGTATAAAACTAACAGGTGATACTTCAGGTGAAATAACAATCTCAGCTCCAGCTGTAGCAGGAACTAATACTCTTACTTTACCTGCTGAGACAGGCACAGTTGGAATTGTTGGACCTACATTTAGTGCTTATCTATCATCAGCACAAAGTATTAGTTCTAGTACATCTACTAAATTAACATTTAACACAGAAGAGTTTGATACTAATTCTAATTATGATAATGCTACTAACTATCGTTTTACTCCAACAATTGCTGGATACTATCAAATAAATGCTATCGGAAGAGCATCTGGAACATCAGTAACTACTGCATTAATAGACTTATTTAAAAATGGGTCTGTTTTACGTCAATTAGCATCTAGTAGAGATAGCACATCATCTAGTCAAACATTAAGTGGTTCTGCTTTAGTGCAGATGAATGGCACAACAGATTATTTAGAAATATATGGAACTATTACAGGAACAAGTCCTTCATTTTTAGCAACACATACTAATTTTTCAGGATTTTTAGTGAGAACATCATAATGACACTATACGAAAAAATATTAAAAATCAGGTCAAACTTAACAGTAGATGATTTTGATTATGATACAGGAACTATCAAATTACAAAATGATGGTAATGGTGATTATATAGCTGAATGGAATCACCCAACTGAAACACAACCAACAGCAGAGGAACTAGCATAATGGGATTAGAAACAGGAACATATATAGATAGTCTTAATACCTCAAATCCAGGGGCAACTGATTCTGTTGCTCAAGGTGATGACCATTTAAGACTTATCAAATCAACAATAAAAAATACATTCCCCAATATAACAGGGGCAATGACAGCAACACACACAGAATTAAATTTACTTGATGGTTGTACGGCAAATACCACAGAACTTAACTATGTAGATGTAGCAACACTTGGTACAGCAGAAGCATTAAAAGCCCTAACTGTAGATGCTAATTTAGATGTAACAGGTATAAGAAATCTAACAGTTACAGGAGACGTTACTAATGCAAGTGGTACATTAACAACATTACAAGCTGTATATCCTGTAGGTTCTATTTATATTAATGCAGCAGTATCAACTAACCCTGGAACATTACTAGGTTTTGGTACATGGGTTGCTTTTGGTACAGGTCGTACTATGGTAGGTATTGATGCTGCACAAACAGAATTTGACACACTAGAAGAAACAGGTGGTGCTAAAACACATACACTAAGCACATCTGAGATACCATCTCATACCCATACAACAGCTTCAAATAATTCAGGGGCTAACAATAACCTACATCATAGTAATAATTCTTTTGTAGCAGTAGGTGATGGAACTAGCAATACAGCAACAGTTACAAGTAATGCAACTGGTAGCGGTTCTGCCCACAACAACTTACAACCATATATCGTTGTATATATGTGGAAAAGGACTGCATAGATGCCTACATTTGTAGCACCTGCCCCAAAGGGCATGATAAAGGATACAAACAATACTGTACTCCCACCTGAGTTTTATTCACATGCAAGTAATATAAGGTTTACTGATAATGCAGGAAAGAAAATCAAAGGACATGATGCAGTATTTGGCACACCTACAGTAGCTCCATACTTTGTATTGAATTGGTCTAATAACACAGCATCATATTGGTTTTATGGTGGAGCAACAAAAATATATAGAACTGATGGTACTACTCATACAGACGTTACAAGGACTTCAGGTGGCGATTATGCCACTAATTTAACTACAATAGGTAATTGGACAGGAACTGTCTATAATGGGCTTCCTATCCTTTGTAATGGGGTAGATGACCCACAAGCACTATCTAATACAGGTTCTAGTAACTTTGTAGATTTACCTAACTGGGCAGCAAGTACAACTTGTAAAACCATAAAAGCATTTGGTAACTATCTAATGGCACTTAATCTTACTGAAAGTGGAACAGAATATCCTAACAAAGTAAGGTGGGGTGATGCAGCAGAGAACTTTAGTTTTCCATCTACATGGACTGCAGGTGCAACTAATGATGCAGGTGAAGTTACCATAGGTGATGAATCAGACTTTATTGTTGATGGTCTAGCACTTAAACAATCGTTTGTAATATACAAAGAAAACTCTACATGGATAGCTAACTATATTGGTGGTAATCTTGTATTTAGTTTCCAAAAACTATTTAACGATACAGGTGTACTAAGCAGAAATTGCGTAGCTGAATTTGAGGGTAGACATTTTGTAGTTACTCAAGGGGATTTAGTGGTACACGATGCTGTAAGAAAACAATCGGTAGCTACTGATTTAATTAAAAAAGAATTATTTGATGATATAAATGATGCATATTATAATCTCACTTTTGTTGCACATAACGTACAGCAAACAGAAATGTGGGTATGCTATCCTAGTATAGGGTCGCAATATTGTAATAAAGCATTAATTTATAACTATGTTAACAACTCATTTACTTTTCGTGATTTGCCTGATATTTATCACATTGGTTCTGGAATTGTAGACCCTGGTGCTACATCCATAACTTGGAACACACAGACAGCTACATGGACAACTTACGATGGAATATGGGGCGAGAGAACCTATAATCCTACAGAAAGAAGTATATTGATGGCAGGTGTTGCAGATACTAAATTGTATCGTGGTGATTTTGGCAGACAGTTCGATGGTGAAAACTATATATCTACACTAGAAAGAAAAGGATTAACCTTAGATGGTAATACCAATACTGTTAAACAAGTCAGAAAGCTAACCCCTAAAGTAGGTGGTTCAGGACAAGTTGTTATATCAGTTGGAAGTTCAATGTCACCTAATGGTACATACACTTATACAGCAGGACAAAACTTTGACCCAACACAAAACAACAAAGTAGATTGTAGGTCAACAGGTAAATACATCGCAGTAAGATTTCAACACACAGACAACAGTCCATTTGAACTTAATGGTTACGATTTAGAGTATGAAGTTATAGGGGAAAGATAATGGCACAAGCTCCTAAGTATGTACCTAATCCTGTACCTGCTAACTCAGAAGATTTACCTAGATATATATTTGAAGAACTTACTAAGCTACAAGGAGCATTACAAGAAAACCCTATAGCATTTATAGAAGAAAAGAATGTTGAACCTAGCAGAGTAAAGCAAGGTGATATCGCTTATGCTGATGGGACTAACTGGAATCCAGGACAAGGTGAAAACCTATATTACTATGATGGTACTGTATGGAGAGCATTTGCAGGTGGTAGTGGTGCAGGAGACTTTGGTTTCTTTTATGATACAACTGACCAAACACCAACATTAGTAAATACAGCTTATGCAATAACATTTGACAGTTCAGGTGATAAACAAGGTATAAGCATTGATGGTACAGATGCAAGTAAACTTAACTTTACCCATACAGGTAAATACTATATTAGTTTTCATGCGACCTTATCATCTAATAGTGCTAGTACAAAAACTGTATATTTTTTTCCAAAGATAAATGGAGTAACTAGTGCTCAATCTACAGCCATTTCTACACTACATGAGAATGGGCAGAAGAAAATTGTATCTAGGAATGGAATATTTAATATAACAGCAGGACAATACTTACAAGCATTTTGGGCATCAAGTAGTACAGATGTAGAATTACAACATAATGCAGCTACAGCATTTGCCCCCGAAACCCCATCTGTTACACTTAGTATAGTACAAGTAAGTCAATAGGAGAAATAAATGATATACGTTTCAGGAATACCTGCTCGATACATTGATGATGTATGGAGTGAATGTGAAAAATATGTAGTCATGGGTATAAATAAAGCGCAAGAAGAAATGAATGAACATGATATTTATTTCTTTTTAAAAGATGCAGAGATGCAACTATGGGTTGTGTTTGATGAAGAAAACGAAAAACAAATTAAAGCTGTAGTTACTACACAAATAATAAATTATCCACAGAAAAAAGTCTGCCGTATTGTTACATTAGGTGGAGAGGGAATGGATGAATGGGTAGCACAGGTATTAGATGTACTAGAAGAATGGTCAACAGAACAAGACTGTGATGCCATGGAAACAGTATGTAGAAAAGGATTTATTAAAAAATTAAAAAACTTTGGATATGAACAAACATATTCGATAGTTGGAAAAGAACTCACAACAATACATTAGGAGAACATTTATGAGTAAAGGTGGTGGAGGTACAACCCAAACTGTACAAAAAGCCGACCCATGGATAGGGCAACAACCCTATCTAACTGATATATTTGGAGAAGCACAAAGATTATATAGGCAAGGTCCTATGGAGTTTTTCCCTGGTCGTACATATGCTGCGCCAAGTGAAAGAACTTTACAAGCAGAAGAAATGATTGCTCAACAAGCATTAGGTGGACAACAAGCTATGGCTCAACAAGTAGCTCAAGCTCAACAGTTCGGATTAATGCAACCACAAATGTTACAATATAATCCATATCTTGCAGGTGCAACAGAAGCTGCACTAAGACCAGTATATGGACAAGCACAAGGATTATTGCAACAAGCAAGACGTGGCGCTACCCAAGCAGGACAGTTAGGTGGTACAAGACAAGCTATACTTGAACAAGGAGTAATATCAGACTACTTGCAAAAGGCAGGTGATATCAGTTCTCAAATGTATTCTAAGGCATATCAAGATGCTATTGATGCTCAACAAAGAGCAATTAGTTTAGCACCATCTGTTATGCAAATGGGGTTAGCTCCTGCTCAGACATTAGGTCAAGTAGGTTTAGCTGAACAAGCAAGACAACAACAAGCTATAGATGAAGCACGTGCTAGGTTTGAGTTTGGGCAACAAGCACCTACACAAGCATTAAGAGATTACTCTGCTATAGCAGCAGGTAGTATCTTACCACCAACAACTACAGCTACACAAACAGGTGGAGACCCATCGTTTATGCAACGAGCAGTAGGTGGTACTTTAATGGGGTTAGGTACTTATGGAACTATAGGTTCAGGAATGTTGGGTGGAACTGCTGCAACAAGCACGGCAGCAGCAACTGGACTAGCAAGTCTAGCAGGTCCAATAGGTATAGCTGTTGGGTTAGCTAGTTTATTTGATTAGGAGATAACATGTTAGGATTATTTAACGAAATAGCGAACTGGAATCTTTTTAAATCAGAAGAAGAAAAAGAAAAAGAAAGAAGACAGGCAATATCTCAAGGATTATTAGAATCAAGACCGTCTGTTTTTATGTCAGCACAAGATAGAGAAATAATGAGCAATGCTGATAAACCATTGCCACCACTTTATCCTGGAGGTCCATCTTTTACTCGTGTTGAAAAACCTGTAGAGTATCCTGGATTATTAGAAGAAGCTAGGAAAGAATATCTTTCTATGGCAGCTCAACCTTTTACTGAAGAAAATTTACAACAACAAATAGAGGCAGAACAAAAACTAAAAGAAGTTTCTATGGCTACAAATCCAATAGATAGTGGAGCTAAAGCTAGGTTAGCAGAAGCATATAATATACCTATAAAAGAAATAGCTGAAACACCCACCGAATCAACAATGAGTCCATTAACTTTACTTACTTTATTAAGTGCATTTAGTGGTGGGAGTAGTGGAAGACCTACTCCTCCAACAATAATGCCTACTCAAGCTACACCAGGTTTAATGTTACAAACACAAGACCCATATGAAAAATATAGAAGACGAGGATTATTATAATGATAGATGAGAAAGAACTACAAAAACTAACAGAATCATTAGGTGGAGTAGTTGCTCCAACATCATTAAGTGATGACCCAAAACAAATGCTTAAGGCAATACAGAATGCTGCATTGATTAGAGCAGGTGTAGGTATGCTTGGGCAAAGAAGACCTGGTGAATCAGGATATGATGTAGCTAGTAGAGTTTTAACTGATGTATCTAAAACAGCTCAAGGACAATTATCAACTTATGCTAAGTTAGCTGCTGCTCAAAAAACAAAAGGTACTTCTGTTGCAAAAGAACAAAGAAGTATAGCTAAAGATGCTTTGACTGCATATGATAAACTATATTATGAAAAAGATGAACTTGGTAATTTAGCTAGAGTAAAAAAATCTTTCCAGTTTGGGGTTGGTGGAGAACAAGACCCAGTAGATTTACCTAATAAAGAACTTTTCAAAAACAAATTATTTCCATTATATTTAGATAATCAAAATCTTTTTGAATATGTAGAACAAAAACATTTAGCAGCAGTTAGGGAATTTAAAAATAGAGGAACTGTAAATGGTATTAAAGTTGCTAAATGGGATTGGGATGATACTATGAATAGTTTTGAAACAAGTATGTTAGGACGATAAATGCCTGTAAATATATTTGATAGAGAAGAAATAGAACAAATTTCAAGTGGTCCTAAACCACAAGAAATAGATATTTTTTCCGAAGACGCAACACCATATGATGCTATTAATAAAGATACTATAGCATCTCAAAGACCTGTAGACAGTATAAAAGATATGTCAGTATCTGAAGCATTTTGGTTTAGCTCATCTATGGGCGCATCTGATACATATAGAGGTGTACAACAATTAAGAGGAAAAGATTTAGAATCCATGAGAATGGAACAAAGAAGACTAAACTCTTTATTTGAAAGTGATAAACATGGAACTACAGCATTACTTGGATATATAGCAGGAGTAATAGCTGACCCTGCAGGATGGGCATTACCTGTAATGAAAGCTAAAAGCATAGGTTCTTTGGTAGCACAAGGAATAGGATATGGTGGTGTTGCAGGATTTACTGGTTATGTAGATGAAGATAACGGGCAAGAAAGATTAACTAATGCAGCTTTTGGTTCTCTTGCAGGTGGTGGTTTGACAGGGGTGCTAGGTTTAGTTGGTAGAAAACATTTAGGTTTTGATGAACCTAAAAAAGATGTAGACCTTGACGAAATACTTGGAGAAGAAATACAAAGGGATAGAAAAAAAAGAAGAAGAAATGCTGAAAAAGCTAGATACACAAATGGGGATGAAGAATTAACTTATCTTGAAAGTTTTAAAAAAAATGTATCTAAACCAGTATACGATAGTATGGTAAGAAATCCATTAGGATATACAACATCAGCAGTTGTAGGATATAACGTATTTAACAATTTAGAAGATGCACAGTCTTCTGAAGACTTTTTAAAAAATGCAGCAATTACAACATTAGCATTTGTGGGTGGTAAAAAAATAGGAGACCATGCAAATAAAACTGAAATTGCTGACAAAGTAATAGGAAGCATAAGTACAGAAGCTCAATTAAATAGAAGTATATTAGCTAAAAAAAGACAAATGGATTCTAACTTATTAGGTTATCAAGGTAAACTTGCAAAACTTGCAGATGAAGCAGAAAAGTTAGATGAAGCTGATAGAAAAATTCTTTATCAAGTTATGTCAGGTGATTTAACTATGGATGAAGTATATGATTTAGATGCAGGAGAAAAAATATTTAGAAAGACTTTGCCTTATGATGACAAAGTTGCTGCAGGTAAATTATTAACAAAAGAACAGGCGCTAGAAAGAGAGGGTGCTGCTGCTGTAGATGTGCCTGTAGAAGACTATTTAGGAATTAGTTTACCAACTTCTGTAAAAGACATAGCTAGATTAAATGATAAAAAAATAAAATTGTTTAAAGAACTTGGAGAAGATTTAAGAGACGCAGGGTTATTAGATGATGACGTATTTAAAACAAATATAGATACATATATTAAAAGATTATATAACTTAGAAAATAATAACAACACAGAGTTTATAAAGAAAAGTATCAATAACTTATTAACAATAAGGGGAGATAGTCTAAGACCTAGAGGTACACAAATTACCATAAACACAGCAGGTAGAACTGAAAAAGAAGTTTTAGATGAAGTTAATCATTTGGTTACAGGTTTAGAAAAAGAAAGAAAGATTGATTACAAAACAAAAAATGATTATGAAAAAAGATACGAAGACCAAACATCTTTTCCTAACTCATCATACAAAAAAAGAGTTGGCAAAATAATAAATAGAGTTGCTAAAGATGACCCAAGATATATAAAAGGAGTTGATGATTTAGACCAACCATCTAACTATGGAATACTAGTTAAGAAAGATGACGAGGGTAATTATGTTGTTAATTATCAGCTAACAAAAAAACAAAGGCAAGGTCTAAAAGAAATTGAAGATGCAGCTAAAGGCATAAAAGCTACTGCCATGGAATTAAACTCTACATTAGGATTAGGTAAATTTTATCAAGGTCTTTATGATATAGGGTTGCAAAAAGGTTTTGTTAGAACTCAAGATTCATTTTTAAACAAAGCATTAAATGATAGTAACATAACAAAGATAATTGGAGCAGATGGAAAACCTGTATATTCAACTCCTGAATTAACAGAAATTGCTCAAAAGATGTCAGAGATTAGAACGACTCAAACAATGAGACGTGAAGTAGGTAATGTTCTTACTGACCTAGAATACATTAGACTTAAAACACAATTCAATCAATTACAAAAAGCAACAAACGAAAAAGCACAAAAGATAGAAAGAAAGATTAATCGAACTCTTAAACAATCTATAGATGAAGCTCCACTAATTATGTATTCTGCTAAAGATAATGAGGGAAGAATACTTGGAGAGTATGCAACACGTGAAGAAGCAAAAGAAGTTCTTATAAAAAATAGATTAGATACAAAAAACATAGGTGAAGAAGAATATGTTTTTGTTCCTGATAAAAAAATAAACGTAACTAAAAAACAAACTTTAGCTCAAAGATTAATTAATAAACAAAGAGATGAGCAAAGTCAATTAACTGAAGCAGAAAAAAATATCTTTCAACCTAGGATAAGTAAGTACGGTAAGTTAACAGGTAATTTAGTAAAAAGAAAAGAGTTTAATGATATAAAGTTTTTACAAGAAGCAGTAGATAGTAGTTGGGCTAGACCATTTGGAGAAAGTTATTTTACTATGCAAAGTTTTTGGAAAAAAACAAAAACAGTATATAACCCAGTTGTTCATTTTAATAACTTTGTGTCTAATATATCTCTTTATTATTTATCAGGTGGTAACTGGACAGAATTAGCTAAGTCATTTAAATATGGAAAACTAATGAGACAGTATGATTTAGGTAAAATAGAAAAAGAACAATTACCTAAAGACTTGCAAGAGATGGTAGACGAGGGTGTGTTTGGCGCTGATTATATAACTGCAGAATTAAAGAAAGGATTAAATCCTGATGAAATATATAAAACAATAAATATATCTAGTGCAGATAAACCTGGTGGATTATTTAATGTAATATTTGATTCATTACCTAAACAATTTAAAAACGCTAAAAAACTTTTTGGGGAAAATGTTGATGCTCCGTTAACAGCATGGTATCAATTTGAAGATAGAATATTTAGATATGGTTTATACAGAACAAAAAGAAAAGAAATTAATCCTGAGACAGGTAAACTATATACTCAAGAAGAAGCAGCAGATGCAGCTATAAGACAGTTTGTTGATTATGATATTAAAGCAAACAGTGTTAATGCTTTAAGAAATACTTTTGTTCCTTTCTTATCTTACTCGTATAGAATGATTCCTATTCTAACTAAAGCTGCAATATCAACTCCTGAAAGAATGGCAGTGCTAGGTCTTGGAATGTATTTAATAGATGATGAAATGAGGATTAGGGCAGGAGATACAAAACAAGAACAAAGAAGACAAAGACAATATATGCAAGGAACAAAAGATGATAAAGCATTTAGTCTTCCATTTATGCCTTATTCAAATATAAGACTACCATATGATTCTAAAGAGGGAGTTGCTAGGTATTTTGACATAGGTAGGAAATTACCTGGTGGTGATATATTTAAAATGGAACAGGAACTTGGTCAACCAGTGCCTGGTATCCCGTCTATATTAGGACCTGGAGGACCTGGTTTAGATTTTATAAACAAAATAGTAGTTGGTAGAGACCCATTTACAGGACAAAGTTATAATCCTATAGATGAAAAGTCTACTCCTATTGGAGGAGCTTTAGGATATAGAGTTGGTAAATTTGCAGAGGGGTTTGTTCCTAATTTACCATTACCATTTGAAGATGCAAGTTTTGGTTTGATATCAGATACTCCTGCATACAAAAAAATAGAAAGAACATTTACTCCTGGCGCAAGAAAAGGATTAAGTGAAGA